GTTTACTAAGAATAGTAGGTAATTGCACCTTATACAATAAATTTACATTGAATTCACTTTGTCAATGTCACTACCCCTTTTCTGTTTGTGGGTTGTGTGCAGTGCTTTGGTCAGCGCTGCAACCTTGTGCCTTTGGTGGAGTTATACAAGTAGTCTTATAACCCAAAGTGCTCGGGATAAAATGGCCCAGATGCTCCCAATCATTGATTATGAGGAGTTGTCTGTCGAAACTAGTGTTGCCAATAGCCGGTCATGGGCTAGTGGTCCACGAACTCAGATAATTGCAGCGGCGGTATCGCGCGATTGTCGTACAAAGTTTGGTTTTGTCTATGAAACAGAGGCTAACAGGATGGTGGCGAGGAAGTGGATGTATGATCTTATTATTGCGTCCCCCGATATGCGTAAAGTTGATGCTTCGCGTATCCTTAACCTTGCCTTAATTCTTGTGTTTATCCCTGATGCTGTTGAGGTTGAGTGTCAGCAAATGAAGGTTGCTGCTGCCAAAATCCAGCGTCAAAGGGAATATGCCACTAAGTGGTGGGACTGGGGATCATCTTCCCCCAGTCGCGCCGCTAGTGGCTAGGGGTGCCCGAGACCTGTACCTGGTGTGGATTGCTTGCCTAGCAAGGTCCCCGGCCACACCAATCTGGAGGTACATAGAGTTCTCGGGACCCCGAAAGAGCGGAAAACTACTACCATAGCTGGTGTCTCTCCACCGGTTGTTTTCCTCACTCACAATAATGGTATCACTGCGTTAACTCGTGCTGTGTTGGAGCGTGTGTTCTTTGTGAAACGCGATGGCGTTTTTGTTGAACCGCTCCGACCTCAGAGTTGCGGACATTTCTTTGCTGCTCTGGCTGGCTTTACAGTCGCCATTAAGCGCCATTTGCCCTCTACCGTTCCGATTAGTGAGCGTCAATTTGTTGATACTTACCGGGGCCGCAAGCGAGTGGTGTATGAAGGAGCGTTAGAGTCATTGGATAGGAAGCCATTGACACTTAAGGATAGTAATGTCAAGGTATTCGTAAAGTTTGAGAAGTTCAATAGTACTGCCAAACCGGATGCTGTGCCACGGGTGGTCTCCCCTAGATCACCCCGTTTTAACGTTGCTTTCGGTCGTTTTATTCGACCGATTGAGGAGAGGATTTTTGATGCGATAGGTGAAGTCTATGGTTCTCGTACAGTTATGAAAGGGTTGAATGCCGTCGATAGCGGCCGGCTGA